AATGTATCCTTTTGAACGTAAAGATAAGCACCACCCCCTAAGACAGCTAAAGAAACTAAACCAGATAATAACGCGACACCATTAATCAATTTTTGCATCTTTCTTCTCCAATGTAGGTGCTTGCTTTGAATCATCCTTCTTCCTAGAAGGCAAAACTCCGAATGTAGCTAACGTACCAGTGAATACACTGGCGATAAAAGTCGGATCGATATTTTTCTGAGGAACCCCAGGAACAGTTACATAATTAAGAGTCAGTATTGCTGCTGACCATCCAAGAATAATAACTCTCACTAGGGTCGAAACCCCTTCATCAGCCCACTCAAATTTGTTTTCCTTTTTGGCTTCCTCTTTTTTCTTTGGATTTGATTCCATAAGTAAAGAGTAAGGCAAATCTATTTATTAAAAAGACTTATAAAATATTCAGCGTCTACAACAACTAATGGTTTTTTATGATTCTTTTTCATTACAACTATTGGTTCATACTTACCACTATTAGCTTTTGCTTGTTCATAAGATTCCCATACATTTAATTTTTCTACATTCTTACATTCAATACTATGTGGAAATTTCTCTCTTGCAGCTCGAGCCATAATAAGATCTTCTCCACCAGCTCCCATAGATCTAGATTCAATATCTTCTGGATGTATATCTAATGATTCAATTAGTCTTTCTCTAACCCACTTCTGTAAGTTTCTACCTTTAGCTTTTGCACTCTGAGGTTTCATATTATAAATTTAACTATAAGCTATATATTGCCCTTTCAACCCTGGCAGTGTTATTTTACTGAAGATTGACTTGTTTGTCAAGCCTTATTCTCATGATCATATTCAATTACAATTTTTCGATGAGTTGTGGTTTTATCAGTGTATATGTAGTGTTTTAATTCTCCACCCAACACACTACGAACATTTTCAAGTTGAGTATCAACTATAAATTTTTTAAATCCTTCATCCATCCAACTCTTATTGGATCCTGGTGTATTAAAGTCTTTCATAAATCAAGTTCAAGTTGTAGTTTACGTTCTTCCTCTATTCTATTGTGCTCTGCCCACATATCAGCAACCATGTCAACAGTATGTCTCACTGGTTGGGGAATAGGAGTAGCACTTCGATGTCTATCAATCTCTTCCTGTGTAGGAATTACAATTCTGAATGGTGTTCCATCTTCTTCAAACTCCTTATTCATATCAATATATGTTTGAGGAGTGATCTTAAATTCATTCATAGTGTTCTCTCTAATCTATTTGTTGCTTGGTCAGGGAAGTCTCTTGGTCTACTATCAGTAGCATTGTCAGTCTTAGGTGAACCTTCATTCGCCTTCATTGTGTGCTGATAGTTTGGTCTTGGATATCTGATACAGAATGGATCAGGCATCCAATATGTTACCTGCCATTCTTGATCAGGACACAACTCAAGATGTTTCTCTACACTATGAGAGAAAATACCAATTTGAATGTATCCATCATGACTGACACATCTACCATTACCAATGTCAACTAGGAATAACATCTTACTACTCAATCTCGTTGCCTCCAGTCATCAGGTTTATCTTGTTGGAACCAGTCTTTAATATCATCAGCATTAGAAAACCCTGCACGATGATTTGAGGGGTCAGGATCACCTAACCCCATTCTATTCATAAAATCCTCTAGAGATCCTTCCTGGATGTCTTGGGCAGCGTGTCTACGAGCCTTCTGCAACCAATCTCTAGCAAGTGTATGTGATTTAGCAAGTTTTTGTGCCCATACCATATCATCTAGTTTGACTTCTTCTTTATTTGCTATTTTTTTACAAATAAATTCTAGTCTAAGTCTATACTTGGTTGATAACATTGACACCCAGAATATAATTTCATATACAATTATTTAGAGACACAAAAAAAGGGGTCGCAAGACCCCTTAATATTACTAATTTGTTATAGTTGGAAACCAGCAAATGTATCCTTCTTAACATCTTGTTTAATACCCCCAATAACATAAGATTCAATCTCAGTTTCTTGTGGTGCGTTCTGCATCATCTTAGAATTTAACCAATGTTGAGTCCATGGTAATGGATTGTTGGACATAGGAGTATCAAAGATTGGTTTTAAACCAATTGATTTCATACGACGGTTAGCAATATACTCAACATAAGAATCAAGCAATTTAGCGTTTAGACCAATCATAGATCCATCTCTAAACAAATACTCAGCCCATTCTTTTTCTTCTCTTACACATGATCGGAACATCTCATAAACATTTTCTTCTTCTTCCTTCATGATATCTAAGATTTCTGGATCATCTCCATTCGCCCAGTTCTTAAGAATGTTTTGAGTGATTACTAAATGTTGACTTTCATCGCGAGCAATCAATGAAATAATCTTTGCAGACCCTTCCATAAGTTTGAGTTCACCAAATGCAAATGTACATGCAAATGAAACATAGAAACGAATACCTTCAAGAATATTAACGTTTACAACTGCACGATATAATTTACGTTTAAGTTCTTTTGATTCCCATTGTGCTGAAGGAGAATCTTTCCAATCAGGTTTCCACATATTACCAGTATCATATTGATGAGCCATACCAATTAACTCATCATATGCTTTGGTAACAGTTGTAGCACGACTTAAAATTTTATCATCATCTAAGATTGTATCAAATACTTCTGATGGATCTGAATATATATTTTTAATAATATAAGTATATGATCTACTATGAATCATTTCCATAGTTTCCCAAATTGTCATACAAGCTTCTAGTTCTGGTAATGAACAATAAGGGATAAAAGCCATCCCAGGACCACGCCCTTGTACAGAATCCAGCATGATCTGGTACTTAAGATTGCTGGTAAAAATATGCTTTTGTTCAGGGCGTAATGTCTGATAGTCCGCCCTGTCTTTTTGGAGGGAAATCTCTTCCGGTCTCCAAAAGTAACCAAGTTGTTGTTGGGTAAGTTTGTCAAAGATAGGATACTTATATGAGTCATATCTTTGAATCCCCAATGGGGCTCCAAAGAACATAGGTTGTTTTTTGGTATCAACTTTAGATGAATTGAAAACTGTCATACCTTCGACAGTTGATTTTTTTGATTCTTTAATAAACTCCATTTAAGTCTCCTTAGATTGTGCAACTTTCGCAGTCAGCTGATTCTTCCATTTCTTTCATAATCTGATCTAATACATTATTAGATTTTGGTTCATCTATTTCATCTACATCTTTCTTTGCATCATAGGTATTTTGGTAGTAAGAAGTTTTCCATCCGTATTTGTATGTGGTTAGTAAATCTTGTGCCATAACAGAAACAGGAACCTCATTGTCAGGATAGTTCTCTGGATTATAACTCCAGTTTCCACTAATAGCTTGATCAAAAAATTTCTGCATTACTGCAACAATTTTAACATATCCTTCGTTAGATTTCATGTCCCAAAGAAGAGTGTAATGATTCTTAAGGGATTGATATTGTGGAACAATTTGCTTGAGAGGACCTTTCTTTGACTTTTTAACGGACAAGTATCCTCTAGGTGGTTCGATTCCATTGGTTTCATTTGACACAACGGAACTACTCTCTGATGGCATTTGTGCAGACAATGTTGAGTGTCTAAGTCCATGGGTGGAGATAGACGCCCTAAGAGAATCCCAATCATAATTTAGTTCGGTAGAGACAATTTCATTAACGTCACTCTTATATGTATCGATCGGAAGAATTCCATCAGCATATTTTGTACGATTAAAATATTCACACGCACCCTTTTCGATAGCAATATTATTACTAGATTTAAGAAGATAATATTGGAATGCTTCTGTCAAATCATGAACAAGTTGCCATGATGCTGGGTCTTCATACTTTACATTATTTCTTGCGAGATAATGTGCAAGTCCAATGTAACCAATACCAAGAGATCTACGAGATTGTGTACTAATTTTAGCAGATTGAATTGGATATCCTTGATAATCAATCAGTTCCTCTAACCCTCTCACAGCAAGGTCACATAGTTCTTCTAGGTCATCAATCTTTTTGAGTTTACCAATATTAATAGCAGAAAGAATACATAATGCAATTTCTCCATCACCATCAATATGTTGAAGTGGTTTTGTTGGGAGAGTAATTTCCTGACATAGGTTACTCATCTCAACTTTATCTTTAAAGGAGGAATGTGAATTACAGTGGTCAATGTTCATGATATACAACCGACCAGTTTCAGCACGTTCCTTAAGTAAGTTTAGAAAGAGTTCCTGTGCCCCGATAGTCTTTCTTGGAACAGACTGATTTGATTCATAGTCCACATAGCAAGCGTCAAATGCATCAGTACCAAAAGCATCATAGAGACCTGGTACGTCATGCGGTGAGAATAAGCTAATCTCTCCATTCGCAATGAAACGTTCGTAGAAAAGTTTTGAAATTTGGATTGAGTAGTCAAGTTTCCT